CTGGGTGTCTCAACACATCTCGGGCATGGTGAACGCCATCCCCAAGCCGATCCGCGACAAGCTCGGCATGGCGGTGGGGCAAGCCGCCACCGGTGCGCTGTTCGGCCCGATCGGCTCCTATGCGATCGGCGCCATTGGCCGCGCCTCTTCAATGGGCCCACGCGCTGGCGGCGCCCAGGGCGGCGGTGGCGGCGGTGGCATTGCGGCGCCGGCAGCGGCAGCGCTGGACCTGAGCGGCTACGGCGCTGGGGGTGGCGGTGGAGCGGGCAAGGGTGGTCGGGGTGCTGGGGGCGGCAAAGCCGACAAGCCAAGCGAAGCGGAGGTCAACGCAAGGGCGCTGCTGGCCACCATTCGGTTCGCGGAAGGCACCCTCGGCCCCAAGGGCTATGGCACTCATTTCGGCGGCAGCTACACCCCGCCGGGTGATGCCCATCCCAATCGAGTAATCAGCGCGGGCGGATACTCATCGGCCGCCTATGGCGCCTATCAGTTCATGCCCGACACCTGGCGAGGTACGGGGGGAGGCAGCATGACGCCCGCAAGACAGGACGCTGCGGCGCTGCAGTTGATCCGCAAGCGGGGGGTTGATCCTGGCCAGTCCCTCACGCGGGAGATGATTGATAGGCTGGCTCCCGAATGGGCATCGCTCCCCACGATCAAGACCGGCACCAGTTACTACGGGCAGGGGGGCAAGTCATTCTCCCAGCTCCAGAACTTCTACCGGCAACAGATTGCAAAGGGTGGCGGCGACGTTGGCGGGCTTGACCTGGCCATTGGGAAGGATGAAGCACAGGCCAAGGAAGATGCCAAACGCAAGGCCGAGGAGGACACCAAGGCCCTCAATTCCGCCCGCGACCTGCTGACCACCAAGGAAGCGGCGCTGCGGGTGGCGGAAGCAATCAGCCCCCTTGAGAAGCTCAATGCCGAATACGACCAGGCGCGCGCGCAGCGCATGGGCGAATACGCCGACAAGCTGCAACAGGCCCGCACCGATGAAGAGCGTCGGGTGCTGGTCGCTGCCCAGCTGGCTGACGCGCGCGCATCTGAGCTGGGCTACCAGGAGAAGCTCAAGGCGGTCGCCAATGATCAACTGATTGCCGAGCGTGAACGCGCCCAGGCCCTCGCCGACTCCATGGCCTACATGCAGGAGATGAGCAGCCGCACCAGCGTTGGCGCTGGCCTGCAGCAAGGCATCGAGAGCTATGTGGAATCGATCGGCAACATGCGCGACGCGGTGGGCAAGCTCACCACCGACAGCATCGGCGGCCTGGAGAACAGCCTCACCGAACTGGCCACCACCGGCACCACCAACTTCAAAGCGTTTGCCGCTTCGGTCCTGCAGGACACCAGCCGGATGATTATCCGGCAGATGGTGCTCAAAACGATCATGTCGCTGATCGGCGGGATCGGCGGCGGCGTCGCCAAGACATTTGAGATGCCCGGCTTTGGCGGTTTCGGCGCTGGCTCCAGCGTTGACTTTGGCCAGGCGATGACGATGCCCAAGCTGTTTGCCAAAGGTGGAGCGTTTGGCGCTGGATACGACATCGTGACCCAGCCGACCATGTTCCGCTTTGCTTCCGGCGGCGCATTCAACCAGGGCGTGATGGGCGAGGCCGGCCCTGAGGCAGTTATGCCATTGCGCCGCGGGCCTGATGGCCGGCTGGGCGTGTCGGCACCGTCTGGCGCTGCCGGCGGCACCGGCCCGATCACGATCAACGTTGACGCCCGCGGCACCAAGTCTGAAGGCGATCGGGGGGCCGCTGGCGCCCTGGCGCGCGACCTGGCCCGGGTCGTCGATGACCGCCTGATCCACCACCGCCGGCCTGGCGGCCTGCTCTCCGCTGCCTGATCATGCCTTCTTTCAACTGGTCCCCATCGTTCAGCTCCAGCGAATCCAGCAAGCCCCGGGTGAGCTCTGCCCGGTTTGGCGACGGCTACGAACAGCGAGTGCGCATGGGGCTGCAGACCGATCCGAAGACATGGCAGCTGGAGTTCAACAACCGCACCAACCTGGAGCGCGATGAAATCCGCGCCTTCCTGGAATCCAGAGGTGGCGCGGAAGCATTCAACTGGACGACGCCATGGGGGCAAACCGATTGGAAATGGGTTTGTGAAGAATGGAACATTGACCCGTCAAACTGCAACAACAATCAGATTCGCGCCACGTTCCGCCAGGTCTACGACTGGTCGCTGATCACTGAGGTGAGCTTTGGTAGACCGGCATGGGACAGCGGCTACAGCCAGTTTAGGCCCGGAGCATTGACGACATCCACGCCACCTGTGGCGGCTAAGCAGTGGGTGACTTCGGCGACGACGTTTGCGGCTGGGGTGGTGGGCGCGGCTAAGCAGTGGGTGACCTCGGCGACGACGTTTGCGCCTGGGGTGATGAGCGGTGTAGAGGTTGATCCCTATTTCTCCCAGGTTTCTCTGCTATTGCATTTTAACGAAAACATGATTGACAGCAGTAGTAACGCATTTACAGCCACTGTCTACGGCGACGCACAGGTTAGCGGTAGCAATTCTAAATTTGGATCTGGATCGCTTACCTTAGATGGAAATGGTGACTACATTACTTTCCCCGAAAGTTCTGCTTTTGCGTTTGGCACTGGAGACTTTACGGTTGAATGTTGGGTGTATCTTGGTAGTGGCAATACTAATAATGGACTATTCACGTTTGGTGACGCTGGTAGCGGGCTAGCCCTTGCAATTTACAATAACAACTGGACATTATCTGCTTATGGCGGCAATGGCGTACAACTAGGATCTCCCGTAATTGGCGCTTGGCAGCACATTGCAATAACCCGCAGCGGAACCAATTTAAGGCTGTTTATCAATGGCACCAGACTAAACGATACCTTGAGTAATTCAACTAATTTTATAAGCAATCAACTAAAGATAGGCTATTATTACTCAACAAGTTATAGCATTAACGCTTTTATTGATGAGTTTAGGGTTACCAAAGGCGCCGCCCGCTACACCTCCAACTTCACCCCGCCCACTGCGCCATTCCCCAATGCCTAACCTGAATCAGACTCCCTAGCCCGAAGCCAGATGGCATCCGTTGTCTTCGACAGTTTCCTGGGTGACGTGTTCGCCGGGAACTGCAACACCAGCCACAGCTACAAGGCCATGCTAGTGACCAGCAGCTACAGCGAAAACCGGGGCACCCACGCCAAACGCAGCAGCGTCACCAACGAGGTGTCGGGCACTGGCTACAGCGCTGGCGGCGCGGCAGTCACCGTGTCGTTCTCGCTTGACACCACAGCCCACACCGGAACGCTCACGATCGGTGCGGTGAGTTGGCCCAGCTCCACGGTCACCGCACGCAAGCTGGTGGTCTACCGGGCCCGAGGTGGCGCAAGCAGCGCCGATGAACTGGTCTGCGTTGTGGACAACGGCATTGATCTGGCCAGCTCTGGCACGACGATGACCTGGGGCGGCGGCACCTGGTCCATTCCGCTCCCGGCTCCAGCCTGATGGCCATCCCGTTTGATGAGGCAAACCGGCCGGCGCCATCGGCGCTCATTGAGCTGTTTGAGCTGCGGTTGTTTCAGGCCATTCATGGCACTGAGACCACCCTGCGCTTTCATGCCGGCCTAAATGCCAAGCAGAGCGGCGGCATCGTCTGGGCAGGTCAAGAATATCTGCCACTGCCGATCGAAGCCGAGGGCTTCAGCTACAGCGGCAGCGGTCAGCTTCCCAGGCCGACCGTGCGGATCGGCAACATCATGCAGCCGATGGCGGTGGGCGGCGTCATCTCGGCGCTGCTGCTGAGCCTGCCAAGCGGGCTGGAGGGCGCCAGGGTGACACGGATCCGCACCCATGCTCGCTACCTTGACGACATCAACTTCCAGGGTGGCGTCAACCCATTGGGGACACCTGACCCCACGGCCGAATATCCCCGCGAGGTGTATACGGTAGATCGAAAAAAAGCCGAGACCCGCGAGCTGGTGGAGTTTGAGCTGGCGGCTGCATTTGATCTCGCTGGTGTCCGACTGCCGAAGCGGCAAGTGCTGGCCTCGATCTGCATGTGGCAATACCGCTCGGCCGAGTGCGGCTACAGCGGCGCCATTGCCGCTTGTGACAAGACCCTGGCGGCTTGCAAGGCGCATTTCGGCGCCAGTTCTCAGCTGCCGTTTGGTGCATTCCCTGGAGCTGGGACATTTGCATGATCAAGATCCGCCGCACCGTCAAAACCGCCGCGCTGGCCCATGCTCAGCAGGACGATCCCCGCGAGGCGTGCGGCCTGGTCGTCGTGCGCAAGGGAAGGCAGATGTACTGGCCCTGCCGGAACATCGCCGAGGATCCGGGTGAGCTGTTCACGATTGAACCAGACGACTACCAGGCCGCCGAGGATGCTGGCCATGTGATCGCCGTGGTGCATTCTCACCCGATAACCCCACCGGAGCCATCAGCGGCTGATCGAGCGGCCTGCGAGGCGTCGGGCCTGCCGTGGCTGATCTGCAACCCCAAGACGGAAGCTTGGGCAAGCCTGGAGCCGTGCGGCTACAAGGCCCCACTGATTGGTCGTGAGTGGGTTTGGGGCGCACAAGATTGCTGGACCCTGGTGCGGGATTGGTACGCCGAGCGTGGCACCACCCTGCCGGACTGGGAGAGGCCATCGACGCCTGCGGCTTTTGAGGCTGCGCCCATGTTTGCTGGGCTGTGGGAGGACGCAGGGTTTGAGCAGATCGACCCGGCTGATCTGCGCGAAGGCGATGCAGTGCTGATGTCAATCGGGAATGCCGGACTCAACCACGTCGGCGTCTACCTGGGCGAGCAGTTGATCCTGCATCACCTCCGGGGCAGGTTGTCGAGTGCCGATGTCTACGGCGGTTGGCTTCAAAAGCAAACCGGCTGGGTCGGCAGACTGACCCCATGAAGGTGATTCGCGTCTACGGGAGGCTGGCGCAGTTCCTGGGGCGCCGCGTGTTTCGCGCTGAGGTGGCCAGCGCTGCTGAGGCGGTGCGATTCCTGCTTGCCAATTTCCCCCAGCTGGAGCCGCACATGATTGAGCAGCATTACCGGGTCCGCCTGGGCCGGCGCAGCATTGATCGGGATGATCTGCACGAGCCAGCCGGGAGCGCGGAGATCAGCTTCATCCCGGTGATCGGCGGTGCCGGCGGCGTGGGGCGGATCATCGCTGGCGTGGCGCTGGTCGCATTGTCAATCGTGTCCTTTGGCGCTGGCGCATTCGCCGGGATTGGCGCTGCTGGCGCCTGGGGCAGTTCCATTTTGGGCGGCGTTGGCGCCAGCCTGGCCCTCGGCGGCGTGGCGCAGCTGCTGTCTCCTGTGCCGCGCATTGCAGGCCCTGGTGCATCGGTGCTGTCCTCCGGCAAGAGCGACAACAACGATCCCCGGAAGAACTACTCATTCAGCGGAGTGCAGAACGTGTCACGGCAAGGCGTGCCGGTGCCCGTGATTTACGGCGAGATGATCGTGGGCTCTATCGTCATCTCCGCCGGAATTGACATTGATCAGGTGACGGCATGATCAGCGGTGCTGGCGGTGCAATGAGCAAGGGCGGCAGGGCGGCAACATCAGCCGCCAGCCAACCAAAGCCCTACGTGCCTAGGG